TGTTTTCCATAGGTGTACGCCCCGCTGGTGACGGTGTAGTACGTGCGCTCGGCATTATCCAGCGATGGGTCGAAGTGCACCTTGACGGCGATAGCTTCGGTATCGCCGGACGTGATGATGCCCAGGGCGTAGCCAAACGGGACCTGAGTTGCTCCGTTACTGATTTTGCTGAGCACGGCGGTCGTGGTGTTGATGTAAACCAGGTCACCACCGGCTACCGCGCTGTTGCCTGCATCGTCCGCCGCCACGACATCGAGCACCCATATACCCTCTGTATCAATGGCGATTCTATCTGTCGCTGCGGCAGCGCTCTTAAACGCCACACCAACAATCGCAGGCTTACCGGTCGCCGAGACGATGGGGTCGCCCTTGTCCACGTAACCATCAGCATGGGTCGGGTGTACCAGGTCACTCTCAAGCAGAGTGATATGTCTGCCCTCGTATGTTGAGGATATTTCATCCCCAGGGTCGAGGGCGTCTGCTACTGGATATGCTCCATAAGCTGGCATTTTGTTTTACCTCCAGTTATTATTGCCGCTTAAAACGGCATCTGATTTAGTATCCACCATATCAGCCAGAGCCAATTTAATGACATCCAGTGAACCTTGACAGCGATAACGTGAGTGCCCGCCCCTGCTATTTGCTGGAGCGCATACCCGAACACCGCTTGGCCGTTCACCGGCGAATCGGTTACTACGCCGCCCGTCGTGATGAATAGCGACTGCCCTACTGCTACCGCGCCGGTCGCCACTACCTCTACCCGCCAGATTCCCTCAGTGTCCACCGGAAGGTTCTCGCCGGTAGAAGTGGCTGACTTCAGCGCTATCCCCACGCCTTCCCAAAATGCTACCGGTTGCCCTTTGTCTACCAGCCCATCACCAGGGTCGGCGTGTACCAGCAGTATTTCCTGTATATACACATGCCGCCCTTCGCCAGTGGAGGATACTTCTTCCCCAGCCTCGCGGTAAGGGTCGTAGTAGTAGTTAGCTGCTACTTCAGCCGGTTGCTCAGGCCATGGCCCCGCCATGTCCTGCTATCTCCCGGTGACGGCGGTCTCAAGCTGTGCGTCCGTCCAGTCCGGGTGCATCCGCTTGAACGACTCCCGCAGCTCATCGCGCACCTTCTGCGTATCCGGCTTCGAACCGCCAAGATTCCGCACCTTCCCCGCATCGCCCAGGGCAGCGATGTAGTCGGATTCTGCTTTGACTGCCTCGGCTATTCCCTCGGCGGTCTCAGCTTCCTTGAATCGCTCCTGAAGCCTCACTCTGGCAGCGTCCGGCAGGTCGGATTTGCCTATGGCATCGTCAATCTGCGACTTCGCTTCGGCTATCCGCTGCGCCTTGTCTGCCTCATTGAGCTTGGCTTTCAGTTCATCCCGTTCCTGGGTAAGCGTCTCGTTGCTGGATTCCAACTCCTTGATTTTCTCCTCAAGCTCCATTTTCTGCTTGACCTCCTGCATTATTACGGCTTTGACCCCGGTCTCGATGGTTTTCACGAGGTCAGGCCGCCGCTCCCTGAAATTATCAAGGCTAATAATGTCAACGTCATTCTCAGTGCCGCCGGTCTCGTACATTTGCACTACTCCACCAGCACCAGGCTCAGTCACGAAATCAACCGAGCGCACACGGACTATCTTCTCAATGACATTGGTCTTGACGCCGTCTATCTCCCCCTTGCTGGCCGTGCCCACTGCATTGATGGAAATACCCATTTCCTGGAGCATCCCTTTATCTCGCAGCGCGGCTAGTTTCGCCTGCATCCAGGGTTCGACTATCACTGCCTCGCCGATTATATTCCCGCTTTCATCCGCCTTCACGTTTTTAAGTGTAGCTACCCAGTCCTTGATTGAGCGCTCCGGGCGCTGCTTATCCTCATCATCTGTCGGATGGTCGGCATACATCTTCACGCCCTCGAACATGGCGGCGTCTCTGGCCAGCACCTCTGCCGGATAATACCGGTCTTTCGAGCTATTCAAACCAGGTCGGATGACCACGATTTGCGCTATACCCTTGCCGGTCACAGTCGCTTCTGATAGCGAGATATAATCTGCCAGTACCAGCCTGCTCTCCGTCTCCTTCACCCACTTCGGTATGTCGTCATCATCCACGTCGAGCTTGCGATATTCCGCTCTGATTTTCCGCTTCACCGCCGGCAGATCAACGGAGGGTATCTGAACCTTCTGCCCCCTGAATCCACCTGGTGAAAGCGCTGCGGCTGCCCGCCCGAGTTGTGCTCTAGTAACCTTTTTCTCCGGGTCTTCCCAGAGCCTCAACTTCCACCCGCTCGGCTTCTCCACATCCGGCACATAAGCGTAAGCCTGAGAGGGATACTGCTGACCGTCCTCGGTCTTGACTGTCTTCTGCTCTTTCAGCCAGGTCATCACAGATTGCGCCTCGGTAAGAGCCTCTTTAGTTTTATCCTCGTCTGGCTCTTCGGAAGAGAGCAGTTCCTGGCATAGCTCCACTATCTTTTTTATTCTGGCAGTGTCTAGAGCAGCGTTTCGCTTCCCCATCTCCTGGATGATGCTGGCGTAAGCTCTCCGCAACGACTCCATAGGTGTATAGATTGTTTGCCTTACCACTTTTGTTTCCTCGCCTATAACTACAGCACCATCCTCGCTGATTGTGTACGGCGCGCGATACGTCTGACCATCACGCTCGTAAATAACGCTCTCATCGGTAACATCCACCAGCCACATATTCCATATACTCTGATCCCCATGGTTATATTTCGCAGCGAGAGCTGATTGAAGTAATTGACGCTTATTCTCCATTGATAACGATTCTTTGATTTTCATTACGGCCCCCTGTATTTCTCAAGAAATAATCACTCTGGTAGCATTGCTGGGAGCAGAACACACCGGCAGTTGAAGGGGTTAGCCCCCGGTGGGTGCATCGAGCCATCGGGAAAAGATTGGTCATACGGTATCACGCCCACCGCCTCATTTGCCAGATGCTCAGGTCTTACCTTATCATCACGAAACGTTAGCCAGGACTTGCCGGTGACGCCCATTTCCTTCCCCCGCTCAAAGCTGCCGGTGGACAATGCGTAATTCGTCTCCGTCCGGGCAATCAGCCGGCTGCGGGATACGGGCATCTCGCTGATGCGCCTCCAATCCCTGAACTGGTTCCTCAAATCTCTGGCCAAGCCGTCTATGCCTCGCTTATTCTTTATGCCATCGGTAATTATCTTCCGGAGCACGTCTTTTGTCTCCTGGTCAATCTTCGTCACCATCTGCGCCGCTCTCTTCTCGGCATACCTGATGGCCTGCTGCATTGGCGGCCCCTCGAAATATATCGGCCTGTCTGTGGTCAGCGTCCGCCCGAACTCCACCATCTGAGCTGCACCCTGAAGATAAGCTATGATAGCATGGTCCTGGATAATGGATTGCAACCGTGCCTTGAATGTAGCCAGAATAGGCTCCAGGATGTCGTCAGCGTCAGATTCAAGACTCGGCACTTCTTACCTCTAATCTCTCTACCTTGGCGCAAGATATACCTTCCTCATGTCCACATAACTCATAATCAACGAATGCTATCTCCTCATTGGGCAAACCTTCGTTGATACTGGAAGCCCCCTCTGACATCTTCTTGGCGAATTCCACCATCACCAGTGCATCATCCTTCTCTTTAAACGGCAAATCAATTCGCACTCGATGATATATCATCAATACCCCCTTACAAGAACCTTTGTAGCATTCATATGGTTACGTATATCAGCTAAAGATAATGCACTTAATATCGTCATAGGCAGAGGAGTATCACCTATCAAATAGAAACCAAATGTAGTAGTCTCTTTTGCGCCTAAATGTCTCGTGTTAATAGTCGTGACGCCAACGTTGGTATTATCGGTTGCACGGCTCACTCCATCCACCACCAACTCCCAGGAGTTCGCCGCCCTGCGTACACCTGCCACGTGATACCACGTGTCATTGCTGACACTGTAGCCAATAGCACAGTTGTTTCCTAAATCATCTCTATGAAAAAGAATGGTTTTATTTCCACCTAGTATTGTGTACGAACCACAAAGCATCACAAGCGGTGTTGCGGTAGTTGTACTCCCTTCTGCGTAAATAGCCCCGATATCGGTAACATCACTTGTACGAAACCAAGACATGATGGTGTATTCGTTCTCATTTGCGAGAAGATTTGACGCCCCAAGATTTACTTTGTCATCCCCATCAAAGTGAAGGTACCAAAGGCCACCAACAGACCTTCTCCATATGGCGCCAGTGATAGTACCATGAGTAGCTGATTTACTTCTATCCCATATAGTCGCACCTTGCCCAGGCAAACCAGGGAGATATAGCACGCTGCCACTTGGGCACGGCGGGTAGTCATAGCCATTGACATTTATTCCATGCACCATGCGACTATTGAGAGCCTCCACGGTCGGCTTTGTCCGACCAGCGCCCACCTGCAACGAGCACCCCAGGTCATGCGGTCTGCCATTTATTGTCACTATTTGCGTCATTTCACTACACCAATTGATGTTTAAATATAAGGCCATACGTCCGCCCGTCTGTGTTCGTCCAGGCGGCGGTAATTACATCTGTGGCTTTACATGTTTTATCAGGCTTGATGACCAGGTCGGTCACAGCATTTGCGACAAGGTCTATTGTGAGGATAACCAGGTCATAAGCAACGCCGACACCATCATCTTTTGTAATTACCAGATTCTGTGCCCCTGTCGTCGGTGCAGCGCTCAAATGAAGCTCTATCTCGGTCAGACGAAATGCAGCACCTGGAGCTATTCTTTCTGTACCAACAACAACGTTACCGGAGCCAGTATAAGGAGTTTCCACTGTTGCCAGTGGCAGCACCCTGCCTATCACCGCTGTACCAGCGGCCAAGATTATTCCTGTCAACAGATCGGTCAGGGTTTGAGTTACTCGGCGGAGTTTGGCAGAAATACTCCCCACTGCGCCAGCGGCGACAATGGCATCGTCTGTAGCCCCTAGCACATCTAGAATATCGTCAGAATTTATATCCTCAGTGGCGACTGAGTGACTTCTGAGAGCATCACCCGTATCATACACGCCAATGTTAGGGTTCACGTTTTTAATCAGGTCATCAGCCATGTTAACCTCCTAGTCCTGTTTTACGTGTTTGTAGTACAACGCCTCAATGGCACTGGTATCCAGCGCCGTCTCAAGGGCTTTGAAGTAATCAACCACGTCTCGTTCGAGCGCTCTTGTCAGTTTTTCGTTTCGTGGACTTGATGGATTTGCCGGCACCGGCAGTTTTGCTTCGAGCAGTTGCAGCACGCCGTCCAGTTCGCTCAGCACACTCATTATTTCCGTTATCATTCTTTACCTTGCCTTTGCCCCCACAGGTCTTGCACGGCAGCCTGATTAAACCAGCCTCGTACTCGCGGTTGCCAAGCCCATTACAATCTGAACACTTTATGATTGTCATTAATCAATATCTCCCTAAAACTCCGCAGCGCTCTGGTCAGCGTCACAATGTTACTCTCCCTGTTACCATCGCCCAGAATGGCATCCAGCACCTCATTAGGATTGTGGACACCGATGCTGAGCAAAGCATTCTGCATCACATCACGGTTGGTGAGAAATTCAGGAAACGCCATGCCAACTGCGACGATGTTTTTCGCCATCTCGCTTTCGTCCGCGGGTGTAATGGAGGGAAAATCGCGATCGATATACCGAGCATCTTCGGATACACCATTATGCCCCAGTATCATCTGATCAATATCATCATAAGCATCAGCCCAAATAGCTTGATAGGACTGGCACATCTTCAACACGGGTAATTCAACGGTTTTAGCAGTGGCTAAATTTCCAATACTGATGTCTCCGAAATACTGCTCAGGCCAACCGGTGCCTGAGCATATCTGGAGCTTTATCTGGCGACCATCCTCGTATGCATTGCGAGCGCCAGAATCTGTCTTGATAGGCTGCAAGTCTGCACCCATATTTTCTACCGCCACTGAGCCGGCATCGGGCTTTTGCTCATTGTAGACAGCCTGCGCCGCAGCCACAGCACCGGCTCCGCCCTTGACCTTTACTTTCCAAGCGAACCTGGCTAAAGCGAGCATTATCGCCACGCGAGAAGATAAAAATTGTCTATAAAGCTTAATCCAATCTATTGCTGGTAAAAGAGTAGAATTACCCCGCTGCCCGATGGTATTTATCGCCAGATGATAGACAAGAGCGTCATCTGTGGCGGTGATGCTGCTGCCGCTCCAGTCCTTTGCCGCCTTATCTTTCACATTGGCAAACGAGCGGTAATATGCTGTGTGAGTCCCGCCCTGCGTATCGCTCCACTCTCGCTTGTAATATCTCACGTCCTCCAAATCGTCCGGGTCGGTGATAATCTCTGTTATCTCCAAGGGGTCTATCCGCCGGAAGGTAGCCTGCCCCTTCGCCCCCAGGAAGAGGGCAAAGAATATCTCGCCGTCAATCAGAAGTTTATCCGATGACTTGCGCTGGCCGCGGGCTGATAACAGACTTTTGTTTTCCGGCGCTTTCCAGAAGCTATCAAGCACAGCACTTGCTTTCTCATCCTTCGCCGCCCAGGTCATACCGGTACCGAAGGCGTAGTCAGTCCACAGTCGTACTGCCTGCCTGGCAAGAGGGTCCTTCATGGCATAGAGCCGCGCCTTCTGGACAGTCAGTTTCCTATCAGCATCAGTGACCACGTTAGTGCCAACAGTACCGCCAAGTTTCAGCCAGCCCTCATCCTCCAGGGCAAGCTCGTCCTCAACGGATTTATACGCCTCTTTCAGAAGGGCTTCAAACTCTTCTAACACAGGTCTATACTCCTCACCAGTTGCATGGTGTCATAGATTACCACCTGGTCCCGCGGATCAGTGTCCTGTAGCATCAATTCGGTCAGACAATGGACTAAGGCATCCAGGCGGTCAGGCGATTTACCCCCCGGTAGCCATTCGCATAGCTGCTCCTCCAGGTCCGGGAAATACCCCACGTGATGGACTTTCTTCTGTTCGTAAAGGGCAGCTATCGGCTCCGCCCTGGTGAACTTGCCGCGGCTGGCATGTATCTTCTTAACCGGCGCATTCGGGTCAACAGTGCGTATGGTTGACTCCACCATATCGCCGCCCTGGTTGACCTCGGCCACTATCCTGTCAGCCGAGAATTTGTAGTAGCCGGTGACAGCCGCGGTAGCCCAACCGGATGGCGTGCCCTTGATGGACAGGTCGTCGAGAACGTAGGCATGCATCTGCCCGTTTACCGGCGCTATCCCTGCCACAATGATACCTGTCTCAGCAGAGTCTTCGGTGTTTGCCGCCTCCGGGTCTATCCCGACCACCACTCGGACCAGGGGTGGATGCTGTTTTACCCTGAGTTCGTCTATCGCCCCCCGTTTCCAGAGCGCACCCGGGTTATCGTCTAATATCTCCCCTGCCAGTTCCTGCCGCCCCAGCCGCGTCCCCTCGTATTTCCCTAATACGTAATTTATGAACTCTGGAGCCAGGTTAGCTCGGTTTTCCAGGGTATGCCCCCTGGTAACCGCCGTCCGTTTGTCCCGGAGCATCTCCTTAAGGATTTTGATAGGCCTGGGTGTCGTGGTGACTACGGCCTGTGGCTTACTACCGATACGCAAGCCAAGCACCAGGTTGTCCCAGGTCTCGCGCGGATACTTGAACTTAGCCAGTTCATCTACAAACGCCTTCGCGTGCTGCGGCCCCCTGAGTTGGTCTGGCTCATCGCCGGAGTAGACAATCCCTACCACTCCGTTTGGCCATGTTACCCGGCGCTTAGAGGGCTCGTACTCCGGGTAGAACCAGGGTGGTGATATTTTTAGCAGGGAACTCTCGCCAATCTCTATGATGGTGTCGCGGACATCAGCTTTCGTCTGCCCTATCAGGGCGATAGGCGTATGTCCTTCTCTGGCCCACCTGATTACCAACTCGTTGCCTGTCCTGGTCTTGCCAAATCCGCGGCCTGATAGGATAAGCCAGATGTACCAATTCCACGCCGGAGGCAACTGTCCTGGGCGCACCCAGAAGCTCCAATCATAGAGAAGCGCCTCAGCTTCCTTCTGACTGAAGCTCTGTATCACCGTCTGCCTCTCCTGTTCTGGCAGCAAGGCGATTGAGCATGCTAACGAGTTTGCCTTTGGCATCTATCTCGACCTCCATCGAATGGCCGTCTTTTCCCGTCAACTCATGCCGGTACCGCTCGGTGAAATACAAGCGGTCGGTGCCAGTATCGGCATGGTCCGTAGCCTTGAGGAAGCCAAATAGGGCCCGGACCTGAACATCGGTGGCCATGATTCTGCCAGTGGCAATCTGGTACATCTGGCTGGATAACTCATCACGCCGGTTGGGCAGTAGCTCTGTCTCGTAGACCTCCTTGAAACGGGGGTCTGATTCGCACCAGTGGTAGAAGGTACGCCTGCTCTTGACGCCGAGGGCCTTCAGTGTTACCCAGACACTGCCGTATTCCGGATATTTCTCAAGAAATAGTTTTTTATTGCGGCCGATAGTGGTACCGTTACCCTGGTTTTCTGGTTCAGGTTTCACCTTATTCACCGTCTCCCCCTAAAACAATAGCCGTCCCAAGGTATGTTTGTCAACTTATTACCTCAATATCTCAACAATGGCATCGTAATCAGATGGCCTCCAGAGGTAGGTTTCAATCACTGGCACCTGTTTCAACAGGTCATACCACTCCTGTTGCTCAGGGGTCATCTCACCAGCCTCAGACTTCAGCTCGGCCTTTATCAGTCGCGGCGGTCGACATAAAGTAAGGTCAAGCATTCCCCGAGGTGAGTGCCTAGACGACCAGGTGAAATAGAACTTCCAGCCGAACGCTCTGCACAAGCCTCGTATCTGCTCCCGCAGTTGTGTCTCTGTGATTACAGCTGCTTTGCTCATTTCTCGCCTTCAGCGACAATCCATACTATTTGCTGAATATCAACATTCCTTCCAAGTAACTCTCCTGAATACCTGATGATGAAGTGCCTGAGGGCTTCGGTTGTGATATGCCACGTGTTCATCCCGCCCTTTTGGGGCTTCCTCCCGTTATGCCAGGTAGCATCCAATGCACCGCTATCTATCCATAATTGCACCTTCTTATGGCCTACACCGAGGATCTCACAGACTTCTCTCTTGGTATACCAGTCAGATCTAGCGCGCAACCCCAGCTTCAACCGAGTGGCTTTTACCTTCACCGCATTTTGCGACCGGTGAAGCTTCTTGGCTATTTGAGGGATAGGGTACTGGTGAATGAGTTCTTGAAGATACTCTACCTCTCTTGGTGTCCAGGGCGGGCTTTTCTGCTGAAGTACCCCCAGTTTGGCAGCTTGCCCTTTGACAGCCCATTTCGTGACGCCGAGCCTGTCGGCTATCCTCTGAGCACTGGCATTAGTGCCTTCATAATCACGTAGCACTATCTCCCGCTCCTCATCCGTCCAGCAATGCTTCTTCCTAGCCTGTAGCACCATCATCTTTACCCTGAAATCCAACCTATTTTTTAGGCTGCGCACAGCTTTTTCCCTATCTCCGATAGCTCTCCCCCCCCATCTTCACCATGCCATCTTTCCCGCACATCGCCCGCAGTCTATCCG